AAGATGCAGTATCTAAAAGCGCAAGCAAAGAAGATATCGAATCTTTGAAATCAGAACTTGCTACTGCTCAAAAAGAGCAAATGGTACAATTGAACAAAACATTGAAAGAATATGGTTTGGCAATTGAAAAGTTAAACAAAGATAACCAAGCAAATTCTTTAACTGCTCAAGCATCTGATATCAGAAAGGCATTAGAGGAGAACAAAGCAAACTTAACAAAGTTGAAAGACCTTGATAAATCTGCTGCTCACGGTGCTGGTTTCAGTTTTAAGGCTGTTGGTGATATGTTAGAATCAACTAACATTAGCGGTGGTAATGTGCCAGTTGAACAACGTATTGCAGGCTTAAACTTAATTGCTACACGCAGACCAAGACTAATCGATTTATTCGCTAAAGGTCAAGCAGCAAGTAACATTATTTCTTGGGTGTATCAAGCAAACAGAGATGGTGCTGCTGGTGGAACTGCTGAAGGCGCAACAAAGAATCAAATTGATTTTGATTTGGTAGTTGCAAGCCAAGCAGTTGTTAAGCGTACTGCATTCATAAAGGTATCTACAGAAATGTTAGATGATATTGATTTCATCGAAAGCGAAATCAGAAATGAGTTGATGCGTTTATTAATGTTAGATGTTGAAAACACATCTTACTCTGGTAACGGAACTGCTCCTAATTTAAATGGTATCAGAACAGTTGCAACTGCGTTTGCTGCTGGAACATTTGCAGGAACAGTTGACAATGCTAATAGTGCCGATGTACTTGTTGTAGCTATGAATCAGATTGCAATTGCTAACCAAGAAGCACCTAACGCAATATTGATGCACCCATCAGATATCGCAGCATTGAAGTTAATGAAAGTTTCTGCAACTGATAAGCGTTATGTTGACAGATTACTTTATGTTGGTATGGAGTTAACACTTGATGGTGTTCCAATGATTGGAAGCACATTAGTGACTGCTGGTACATACCTTGTTGGTAACTTTAATTTGTCTGTTTTATATCAAAAGCAAGGTGTTATGATTAACATCGGGTTAGATGGTAATGACTGGACAAAGAATATGCGTACAATCATTGCAGAATGGAGAGGTGCATTAGTAACCAAGAACAACGATAGAACTGCGTTTGTGAAAGGTACATTTGCAACTGATATTGCTGCATTAGAAACTGCTTAATTAAATGAGCAAAGTAAAATCTAAAGAAGTAGTAGCGGAGGCACAAACCTCTGCTGCTGCTCCTTCTGAAAAGAAATCAGAAGCGAAATTGGCAACGCAATCGACTAAAGAAGTTGAGGTTGTTATTGTCAAAGATTTTAATGGCTTAAAAGCAGGTGAAAAAATAGTTGTATCTGAAAATATTGCTGAATTATTAACTAATAAAGGGCTTGTAAAATAATATGGGAATTCTAATATCAGCCTCCGATTTCATAGGCGAAAATAAAATAGCAACGGATGTGTTTACGGATGCTGAATTAGATAATTTCATTACGCTATACGAGTCAAAATTACTTTATGAGTTATTAGGCATTGAGTTGTATATTTTATTTATAGCAGACCTAATCGGAGGTGTGCCACAAACTGCGAAGTATGTGACCATTTACGATGCGTTTGTAAAGGAAATAGATGATGAGATGATTACAAGTGATGGTATGAAAGTTATGTTGGTTAAATGGGTATTTTTCCACTACGTTAGAACGCAGCCACAAACCAATACCATTCAAGGTAACACACAAAGCGAAGGCACTATTAATATGCCCAGCGCAATGAGTTACACATCATTAGTCATTGATTACAACAAGATGATTCTAACATTCAAAGCAATTCAAACCTATATTGAGTCGGTAAAAGATGCCGATTATCCTACATTCAAAGGTGTTTATAAAAATTATATGTCGTGGGCTTAATAACTACTAAAGACCATATTAAAAATGTTGTTGATGCAATCAATAAAACGATTGTAGTTAATTCCGTTGTTGCCGATGGTAGCAACTGGAAACTGATGACAACAAATACGAAGTGGGCAACCTTTGGTAAAATATTAAGTGGCAAAGTGATTAAAGAGGTTGTATTCAACGAATCAATCACTATCGCAGCAGCTACCCAGCCAACTACTGGCATCTATAATTTAGCAGCACCATTCTTTTATTTTGGAACATTTTTAGAAACCAATTCAGAGTTGATTAAGGTGTCAAGCAGTAACAATAAATTACCATTGATTTACTTGCATATGAACGCACCAGAGAGATTTGCTGATGAGGAATCTACTATTGATTTTGAAAGTGATTGCGCTATCTATTTTCTTGTTGATGCCGACCCAAAGAATTGGTTGAGGTCAACACATTTAGAGCAGGCAATTAAGCCAATGAAATCATTATGTTCCGAGTTTATTCGTTCTTTATTTGCGTATAGTAGAACTAACGCAAGCAACAAGATTACATACGTTGAAAATGATTATGCTAATTTCGGTAAGGTGCAATGGGAGGGAGTGAAGAGTCAAATCTTTGCTGATAATACCTCTGGTACTGAACTGCTGATTAAAATACCATTCAACAAATGTTTTTCCTGCTGCGAAAATTAAAACAAATTATTAATATTTAAAACAAAAAACAATATGTCATTATGTTCTTGCGATGTGTCGCTACAAAACACTGGTTCACCAAGTTGCTCACCAATTATGGGTGTTGCAGCAAATTTTATTTTAGTTCCGTTAATTGCCAACGATGGTACATTTAACTACATTGACCCAACTGCTACATTTAATGATGCTTACTTTACTGCATTGATTAACGAAGCAGATGATTCAAAGCGTTGGTATCCAACTGGCAAATTAAAGAATGTTACTACTGATAGAGCAGACCCTATCTTGGAAACATTTGAAGATGGGTCAAGTGTGTTTATCCGTGATGGTATCCGTAACTTTACCGCAATGATTATCAAAGGTAGTTTTGAACTTGCAAAACAATTCAATGCTAACAGATGTTCAACATTTGGAATCTTTATAGTTGATTTGGATGGTAACATTTTAGGCACTACCAAAACTGGAAGTAACTACCTTTACCCAATTGCGTGTGATGCTGCTACTTTCTATGCAAAGCCAGTATTCACAACTGATACAACTATCCAAAAGATAATGTTGATGGGTCAATGGGATGTGTTACAAAAGGATGATGATTTAAGAATGATTTCTGCATCTTCAATAACTGCTGCTAACATCGTTAACTTGAAAGGTCTAATGAATGTTTATACAACTATAGTAAGCACAAGCACTACTACAATGGTTCTTGATTTGTATGCTAAAGTTGGAAACATCGTTACTAACTACCCAATCGAAGGTCTTGTTACTGCTGATTTCGTTTCAAGTGATACTGGTTCAACAAGTAAAATGTATAATATTACTGATGCATCTGATGTAACTGTAACTGCTGCTGAAAGCACAACTGTTGATGGTCGCTATACGTTGACTTATACTGCTCAAACTGTTGCAGATGTGTTACAACCATTAATCAAGAAGAATGGATTAGATGGTGTAACAATGTTAGGAACAACTGGTACAGTAATTTAATTTAAACATTCAAACACAAAAGCCTTTGCAGAGATGTAAGGGCTTTTTTTGTATATTTGCAGTATGTGGAATCTTGAAGTAATTGCACGAAATGTCAAGAAGTTAAACGAAGAAACTGCGTTTAAAAAGGTTATTAGCACTCCAGCCATACAACTTGAGGCTATTAGATTAAATCGTGATGAGCAGCTATTTAAAAGGGGTGTAGATGTGTTTGGTGTGTCGATGAGGTCACAATATGCCAGAGGAAGCAATGTTTATGCTGATTATACCATAGCAATTAAGAATGAGAAAAATCAACCAACTAATAGAGTGACTTTGCGTGATACTGGAGCAATGTATCGTACATTTAAAACTAAAATAGTTGGTGATGAGTTGATGCTGGATGTGGATTCAATTAAGGAGGGTAAAGACCTGCAAAAAACTTGGGGACAATTCGTAGGTCTTGATGAGTTTAGTAAGGAAATATTAATAGAGAAATCAAAACCAATAGTTTTAAACTATGTTAAGAACACAATTTTATAACAACATTGACACAATGCCCATCTATAACTACTTACAAGTTGTGGAGCAGGGAAATAAGCAAGCATTAGTGCGCAAATGGGGATTGTTTAAGCGAAATTTTACCATTGCATTTGAAGAAATCCAAAGGCAATTAGTCAATAGATTTGGCATTGCGGAAAGTTATATGGATGTGCTTGAAAAAAGGCGAGAAATAGCGTGTTTGCAGATAGATTTGCACGTTACTGATGATAGGTTCAACAAAACATTGATTGGCATTGCAGAGAGCGAATTAAAGGAGTTAACAGACCGCAAATCATCTACTACTGATGAGATAAAAGATTATTTAGAAAAATATAAAGGATTTCACTTATCTTTGCATACAATTACAGTTGCAGAGTGGTTTGGTTACGTTAAAAATTATTCAAAGCAGCAAAAACAAATAAAAGCATAGTAAAATGGCAGAAGGTAAAGCGTTAGGCAAAAATGATTTATTTGAGAGTGATGCATTCAATGATGCCATAAAAGGTGCTGATGCGTTACTTGCAATTATTCGTGAAACAAATAAGGAAATTAAGTTAAGTTTAGCTGCTCAAAAAGAATTTGTTTCTGCTTTTAAACCGAAATCTTTCGATGATGTAAAGAAGCTAAATAATGAGTTAAGGCAGACCTCTGACCTCATCAAAATGAAGCAGCAGTTGGAAGTTGCTGAATTAAAAGTACAACAACAACAACAATCATTAGAGCAGGCAGCAATAAGAACTGCAATTGAAAAGAATAAGTTAACCAGAGAACAATTAAGGGCTGAAAATGATTTGGCAAAAGCAATTGATGCAGAAACCAAAGCAAATCAAAGGGCGCAACAACAATTAAAACAAACCAACGGAGAATACAAAAAAGGTGTTCAAGCATTAGCAGCAGTTAAGCAGCAGTTAAAAGAACTTGAATTTACTGGCAGAACAAATGGTAAATTATTCAAGGCATTATCACAAGAATTTACAGAGTTAGATAGGCGAGTAAGAGGTGCAGAAACAAGCGTTGGAGAATTTCAGCGCAATGTAGGAAACTATGCAGGTGCTTGGAATGGATTGGGCAATAGTATTAATCAGTTAAGCCGAGAGATGCCAGCGTTTGCCAATAGCATAAGCACTGGTTTTATGGCAATATCAAACAACTTACCTCAACTGTTTGATGAGATTAATAAGATTAAGAAAGCAAATGTTGAACTTGCAAAAAGTGGACAACCAACAACATCAGCATTTAAGCAAGTTTTAAGCGGAATATTTAGTTGGCAAACTGCATTGTCGGTTGGTGTAACATTACTTACATTGTATGGTGCTAAAATGATTGATTTTATTGGCAATTTATTTAGTGCTGAAGCAGCATTTGAGGATGGTGCTGCTGCTATTGATGCCAACACAAAATCAATTGAAAGAAATAAGGAGGCATTAATAGATTTGCAAAAGCAAGTTGATGCTATGATTGTGAAAGAATTAGAAATGGATGGGGTGTTAAATAAATTAGATTTGGCGAGAGATGCAGCATACAACGAATATCAAAAGAATTTAGATGATATTCAGAAGTTAAGAAAGCAGGCTGCTGATGACCAGATAAAGGCAGCAGCAGAATCTATTAGTGATGAGGAAGATAGAGTTGAATTTTTGGCAAAGTTAGGTAGAGAAGAAGTTGCTGGAGTGGTTGCTATTACAATGAAAAAAGGAATAACAAGAAAAGATTTTTCAGATGAGGAGTTGAAATTATTGCAGTCAACAAATTCAAAACTATTTGCATTAAGAATACAATATGACAGAGCAGAAGAAAAGGCAGCAGAATTGTTGAATGAAACATTGGCAATGTCTAAAAAAGAGTTTGATAAAGATGCAGAAGAAGCAGCAAAAAAAGCAGCAGAAAAAAGACAAAAAGCATTAAAAGATTTATACACAGATGAGGCACGAATAATAGCGTTGACCAACAAGTTAAAAGCCGATGCAGTAGAAGATGATTATCAAAGGTCATTGGCAGCATTAGAAGCCGACAACCTAAATGAAATAAAAGCAATAAAAGCATCAAAATCAAGGGCAGAAACAAAGCACAAAGCATTATTGGCATTAGAGTTAGACTTTTACCGCAAACGTGCTGAATTGCAAATGAAAATGATTATGGAATTGCAGGCAGAGCAAGACAAATATCAAGATGAGGCAACTGCTAAAATAGAAAAGGAATTGACTGAAAGATTGGCAAAAGAGGCTAAAATTAGGCACGATGCCCAACTTGTAAGAATCTATCAAAATGATAAGGATGCAAAAAAAGAACTTGAAGCCAAAATAGCAGCCATTGAAGAGGAAAGAGATATATTATTGAAAAATGCACACCTTACTAAAGATGAGGATTACATCATTAGATATGAGGCACAAAAGAAAATTGATGAACTTGAAAGCCAGTATTCAAAAAAGAGAATAGATACTGCTATTGATGAGGCAAACAAGTTAGTTGCAATAACTGATAAGTGGATGAAAGCAAGATTTGAAAAGCGCAAAGATTATTTAGATAGAGAAATTGACTTAAACAAATCAGCCATTGAGGCACAACAAAGGCTTGCAGAACGTGGGCTTACAAACACATTAGCATTTGAGCAAAGCAAAGCAGCAAAGTTACAACTTGAACGTAAAAGATTGCAAGAACAAGAAATTAAGCAGCAAAAGCGTGTTGCATTCTATAACTTGTTAAGCGGTTATGCAAAAACAGAACCAGCAACTGCTTTGCAAAAAGCAATTTTAGAAACTACATTGGCTGAAATAGTTGCAGGTAGCTTCATTGAGGGAACTGAAAATGTACAACGTGATTTAAGCGGAAACAAGGTGCATAATGGCAAAGATGGTTATGTAATTGCAGTTGATGGTGATGAACGTATATTTAACCCAAAGCAGAACGCAAAAATAGGTGATATAAGCAATGATGAGGCTGCTCAAATACTATCAGACTACCAGAGTGGAAAACTATTCAACTACGGTGATGTAACGCAGCCAATTATTAATGTGCCAAATCAACACATTGATTTAAGAAGCACTAACAATTTGTTGTTAGAGGTTAAGAAAGCTATTGAAAACAAGCCAGTAAACCATACCAATTTAAGCAATTTGGGTGATGTTATTGAAACGCAAATAACTGCTGGAGTGAAAAGGGTATTAATCCACAAAAGACAACGTAGAATCTAATGGTAAACTTGAAATTGTATCTTAACAATGTGCTGATTAATCCTCCCAAGAACTTAAGAGAATTATCGGTTGAGGTTAACTTTCAAGATGGTGAATTTGCAAATCAGCAATTGACTATTAATGATTTTGAATTTGTTCGTGAAAACATTGATGCAATTAATGGTTGGATAACTGCTGGATTTATTTTTGAGGGTATGCCATTGAGAATTGAAGAAACAGATTTGAATGGTGTTATAACTACTTTCTTTGATGGGTATATTGACCTATCAGACCAAACGCAATTTGATGAGTATGGCATCATAGCAAAAAGCAAACCAAAGTATTCGATTGATTGGCTTAATGATGTGGCAACTGGCTTTAGTTTTGATTACTTGTATACTGAAGCAGGCATAATTACGCAGGCTGATTTCGTTGACATTCCTTATGTTATTTCTTCAATACCAGACTATGAAAAGTTAGCTATAACTGTAATCGGTTTAACGCTAATTGTTGATGGACTTGTAGCATCTGCAAATAGTTTAAGTGGCGCAATTGCTTCGGTTATTACTGCATCTCCAGATTGGGGAAATTACTTTTTGTTGATTGGTGAAATACTTAAATTCATTGGCTTAATGATTGCTGCATTTGCATTGATTAAGCGAATGTTTGCGGTGATTATTCAAAGAGTAAAGTATCACAAAGCAATACCGATAAGAACACTATTCATAAGAGGTTGCCAATATTTAGGATTATCATTTCAAAGCAGCATTATACTTTCAAATGATGTAATCCTGCCAAAGAAATATTATGTGCCAAAGAACCCATCAAACCCATTTAATTTAGATTTATTAGGCGCATTTACACCTAATGAATTTGTGCAATATGGCTTTCCAGATGGTACATTTGCTGATTTCATTATCAAAATGAAAGACTTGTACAATGGCAAAGTTTTGTTCAATGGGAATCAGTTATTATTTGAACGCAAAGATTTTCAAATTGCTACACCACAATACACTATTCCGAGTGTTATCAATACAAAGTATCAGTTAAACACAGATGAGTTTACAAGTAATTTTGTATGCACATTTCAAACAGATGTAACTGAAAGTAACACAATCACAGATTATATAGGCACTAATTATCAAGTAACTTTAAGACCAATAAATATTGTGAATTCTCAATTCGTTTTAATGAAAGGATTAAACCAAGTTGAATTTGCTTATGCACTTGGGAAACGCAAACTTGAATTGACCGCAGTTGAGCGTTTTTTTGATGAGATAAATGAGCAGATTGATAACATTGTAGGCGGTTCGGTAAACCTACTTAATACTATCATTTATGTCATTAACGATGTCATAGATGGTATTAACGATATAGTTGATTTCTTTGAAGATTTGGGTGGTCTTGTTGGATTCAACATTACTATACCAGACATTCCACAAATACCAGAGATTCCTTACTCACCATTAGGCGAATTGTTGGATAATAGAATAGGAATGTTGCTGCTTGAAAAGGATAGTTTTATGGTTGATAAATTATTGCGAATAGAGAGTGATGGGAAGCTAACAACAACGCAGCCAACTGCCAGAGAGCAGTTTGATTTGTTCTACACAATTGACTACTTTACGCAATATAAATATCAAGATTGGGCAGGTTTGCCATTCAATACAGTTAGTTTTAATCAAATCAGATTAAATCCATTGGTTTTTAATGGTGCATCGGTTGGGTTAATTGAATCAGCAAAATACAACATTTGGAATAAAATTTGTGACATTAAGACAAAAACTCCTTATATTTACACCACGAATTTAATCAAGACATTCAATGAGCCAACTGGAGAATAACGCAAAATTAGCATTAAGTGGTTTAGCAGGGATGTTTAGTGAGGTGGAAACACTTATCAGCAAGGCAAAGCAAGGAATTCAAACGAATGAAGAAAAGGCTATGTTTGCACACAAATTAGAGCAAAGTGGCATTTTAAAAGAATTTGAAATAGTAAGAGAAAAACTTAAAGACTTGCACAAGTAAT